TCTGCTTTCCACCACCGACCGCCTCGATACACTCGACCTGTTGGGCAGTGAGCTTTCCCGACTGACTTCCTCCGTTAGTATTGTCTTGCCAGGATCTTGGGTTGGATACTGCTCCTCCTTGATGGTGAGCTCCGTCCATAGTGTACTCCTCAGTGACTCGGATTTTGTTGTTAGCCAATCCCAGAAAGCCACCTTTTATATTTTTATCCCTTTCCACACGCATCACTGTAGGGTCATTACCCTTATAGTCAATGCGATATCCGTCTTCTCCTACTTCAGCTCTATAAGAGGTATAGTCACCCACAGGCAAGTTTATGTTTGGTAATTTCGATCCTCTTTGACTCAACATACCTATCATACCGATATGTGATACGGCAAGGAGACTACCCACAGTACCTATAGCGATCCACTTCCACTTACTTCCGTTTGGTTGTGTCATCATTTCACACAATATAGTGCTTACTATATAGGCACAAAAAAAGAGACCCAAATGGGTCTCTTTGTAAGATATGTAATATCTGAATTACATAAGGTTTGCAACCTTAACTCTTCTGTAGTAGCGGTTAGCGTTGGAAAGAAGTCTTCCAAGTCCTTGGTTAGATACGTTACCTTCGGCAAATGGGTTTGCAACGATTCCGTAACGAGTCTTGAAGCCAATTTTTGGTTGGAAGGTGTCCTGACCCACTGCACGAACCATCTGTAGAGGAACGTAAGGGCAGTAGAACAATCCAGCGTCATAAGGGTTAGTACCCTTGTAACCAACAACGTAGTACTGATTAGCGTCATTGTTTGCAGCGAAAGGATCGATGTAAACTTTGTACTTACCAGCAAGAGTACCAGCAAATGTATTACCAGTATCGTCAACGTTTAAGTTAGCGTTAAGTGCAGGGGTGTAATCAAGGATTCCAGCCATTGTAAGAGCTGAAGCAACGTCGGCAGAGCATAGAACCACGTTGCCCTTTCCGCGACGAGTTCTTTGTGCGATTTGGTTCGCATCTCTTTCGATCTGGAATAGAAGTCCTTTGAACTTCTCAACTGACCAACGACCGTTTGAGTCGGTGTCTAAGTCGAACGTTCCAGCGGTTGCAGTGTTGATTGTTGCACCTTGTTCTGCGACCTTGTAGATAGTACGGATAACTTCGCGGTTGATCTCAGCAAGAATCTCAGTTGAGAGAATGTTTGCGAGTTCAGACTCAGCGTTTAATCCGTGAATTGCTTTAAGGTCTTGAGCCAATTCTAAACTGTACTCAGCTTTGAGTGCTCTGGACTTCGCAGTCACAGTAACTTTCTCGATGCTGAATGCCATTTCTTGGAAAGCGTTAGCAGCAGCGTCTCCTAATGCCTCAGACTCACCAGTAACCATACCTTGACCAACAGAGTAGTCAGTAGTAGTTGCGGAACCAACAGGGTTAAGAACGCCTGGGTTAGTGCCGTTAGGTGAAGATGTAGTACCAAAACCAGCGGCAACGTCTGTCATGCCACCTGTAAGGTTCTGAGAGGAGTTCTGTCCAGAGAATGAAGTATCTGGTTCATCGAAGAGAGCCTCAGTTCCACTCTGATTAGTGAATCTGGATCTCATTGCGAAGATAAGTCCTGTAGGACCAGACATTGGTTGAACACCAGCAAGGTCATATGCGACCAAGTTAGGCATTGCACGTCTGATAAGACTAATCAACACAGGGTCGAAACCAGCAACAGGGCCTGCTGCGGTAGATGAACCACTAAATCCACCAGTTCCAGCGGAGTTAGTAGGAGATGCCTCAGTCAATGACTGGAAAGCATTCTCTTCTCTGAGCATTTGCTCTTGGTTTTCGAGAAGAACCGCAGTAACGTTTCTTCTATGTGCGTCTTTAATTGGATCTGACCCTTCGTGATCTAGAAGGGGAGCCCACTTTTCAGTGAGTTGTTGATAGTTGATGTTTTGTTGCATCGGTCTATAAGAGTTGTTTAGTTAAAAATTAATCCAGTTCCTATTTCATACGTCCAAGTGCTTCAAGATATGCAGCCATAGTGCCAGTTGCTGGCTCTACATGTTCTGCTTCTTCCTTAAGTTCTTGAGGAGCGGACGCTGTGGATGTTGTTTTCTTCTGTCCGAAATAAGATTCTTTCAGAGTTTCAATTTTTCCACGATAGGATTCTTCACTTTCAAACTCAACACTTTCTGCAAGAGTTTGTAGTTTCTCTTTCTGAGATACTGCAAGTCCTTCTGCAACGTTGTTGAAGACAGTCTGAGCAGTTGACTCACCAAGTTTTTGGTTAAGTGCAACGTTTCTTTCTATCTGCTCATTGAGCTTGGTCTCCATTTCATCAAGTTTGTCCACCATGTTTTCTAGGACATCATATTTATCTTCAGGTAAGGTTACATAATGTTCTTCAAAAAGCTTTTTCATGCCTTCCATGAAGGATTCAGTCATTTCGGATTTAATGCCTTTCTCGATAGCGATAGCATTTTCCTCCATCCATTCTTGGGCGACATATTCGAGGTATGCGTCTGTTCTCTCAGTGAGTTCGACTTTGATTTCCTCAACCTGTTCGTTGAGTGCTTTCTCATACTCTTCGTTTAACTGATTCTCGATATCTGTGATCTTAGCATTGATAGATGCCTCGAAAATCACCTTTGCCTTTTCTTTGAATTCCTCAGAAAGGTCTTCTCCAGAAAGAAGTGCGTTGACATCTTCTTCGATGGCAGCGTTTAGATCAACTGCTTCAGTTTCAGTTGACTCTTCTTCAGCGACAACCTCTTGGGTTTCGTCGGCTTCCGCCTCTTCGGCGTACTTGGGTGCAGTAGGCATTGGATCAGCTTTACCAGCGTTTTTAGTGATTACGTCTTTAACTTGCTTAATAGTCGCGGTTGGCGTTTTAAGCATGTTGCTGTTGTCGTCAGGCTTTGAGTTCTCAGGCGTAGGACCACCAAGATCTTCAACGGAACCTTGACCATCAGGAACGTAATTGGGAGTAGAGGGCATTGGATCGCCTTTTGCTGCTCCACTATTTACAGCGGTATTAGATTGCTGTGTCTTTACATCCATTTCTTGTAAATCTCCACGGGACATTTTGAACTCTCCGTCGTAAAACGTGTTTAGATATCGTATAATCTATGTTTATTTATTAAATCAAAGATTTGATAAGAAGTTTTGGAAGATTTCCAACTTCTTCTCGTCAAGTTGACCTTGATCTACTAATTTATTTATAGTTTTTTGGGTCTTCTCAATGACTTCCTCCACTGCCTTTTCAGGCTCAGCAACTGCAATCGCAGGGTGAGTCATAGTTTTTTCTTCTACAACTGCAATCTGTGATTGTTTTGCCTTTAGGATTCCTGCCTCCCAAACCCAATCAACTCCCTCCATGATACCATTCACAAATGCGTCTGGTGCTGAAGGATCTGCCACTATATCAGCAGCAGTGGCAAGCATGAAATCTTCACCGACAACTTTATAGCCTTCGCTAGTGTCTTTGAGACTTCCCATTCCTCTAGATGATACTCCAAGAGTAACGCCGTCATTCAATAATGACTGTGCGATTGTACCCATCGGTGTATTGAGGAGTTGTGCTTTACCTACAAAGTTTGTTCCTTCCCTATGAAGGTCTACAATCTTGTGGGATACTCTGTCTAAGTTTACAGTAGGACCTTCGGGGTGACCTAACTCACCAAGAGCACGACCTTTGCCAACAAACGATTCATTATATCTGCCGACCTCTTTCTCAAGAGTTTCTACAGGATAAAAACGTCCGTTTCTGTTCTTAAGGTTTCCTTGTAAAAAGATACCCTCAATGAACATATTCTTCTTACCGTCTTTTTCTTCGATAAGAACCTTAGCGGTTTCGATCTCTTCAGTGATGAGTTTCATGTTAAGCCTCAGGTTGTTCTTCTTCTACTGCATCATCAACTGGTTCTGCCTCTGCGACAGGTTCTTCAACTTCTGCTGTATCCTCAACAGAACTAGGTGTGCCAGGAGCTTCTTCCTCTTCTGGCTCTTCCTCATTGTTTAGATGAGGATTAGGTCCACCAAACATGTCAGCAGTAACTGCTGGTTTCACTATATCAATGTTCTCTGCAGCCTTATTGTATAAGATATCTTTTATCTTATCATGAATATCGGTTGCGGAACCTTCTTCGCCTGCAGCGATCATATCAAGTAAATCATTATCCATAAGTTGTTAATATAGAATTAGACTAGTATTATTTATATTTCGCCGCCTTCGGGCATCTCTGGAGCTTCTGTGGCACTACCATCTATGCCAGGATCTTCTGGCATTTGACCCATATTTGGATCAGGATTCATAGCACCGCCAGGCATTTGTTCTGGATGAACTCCAAGTTGTAGTTGTTGTACTTCCATAGGATCTGCAAGTTTACCTGACTTGATTTCCTTCTCCATTTGCTTATCGATCTCGATGATCTCTTCATCCTTCTGCTTAAGAATATTTCTACGAACATAGTCCAGTGAGAAATATTTACCAACATAGGGATCAACAGCGGCGACAACACCGAGTCTTTCGTTGATTAGTTCAGTTTCTTTGAGTTCTGCAAAATGATTGTCATACACAAAGTCATACTGAATATGATCTCCGAGTGTATCCCAGTCTTCTGGGGTGACAATGTTTTTTAGAATCAACTGAGTCTTCAACATATCGTTGAATAGATGAGAAAATCTCTTTCTCATTCTGCCAACAAACTTTGTGAACTTGATCTCATCTCTTAAGATCTCAGAAGATCTACCAAGATTAAACCCTTCACCCGATCCAGCAATACGAGATTCTGGAACTCCAAGTGATCTGTATAGTTTCTTTTGGAAGTATTCTATATCAGACAATTCACCTAGATTCTGTCCACCAGGCAATGTAGTGATTTCAGTTCCTCTTCCACCTTCACGTCTAGGAAGCCAGAAGTCTTCAAGCATACTCATATGCTTTCTGTCATCACGGATCTCACCTGTACTTGCATCATAAACAAGTTTGTTTCTATAACGGTTCATCACCTCTTTGAGGTATTGTTCCGCTTTCATCTTAGGTAAGTTACCTACATCAATATAGAAGATTCTTCTTTCTGGAGCACGACTCAACCTGTAGATAACAAGAGAGTCCTCAATCATTCTAAGTTGATTGAGTGCTTTGATTGACTTATGTAAGTAAGAAAGAATAGTTTGTTTGTTCCTGTCAACTAAACCTGAGTGACAGAATGTGATAGCATCAGGTGCAATCTTCACTGGTCTCTGTTTAGTAGAGAAAGGAGTTTGACCTATAGCACCCAAGGCATTTTTACCTTGAGTTTGACTAGGATCATACTGGTAATATTCTTCTATCTCTGGACTCTCTAGATCAGCAGGGTTCTGTCCGTTTACCTGTTTGATTGCTCCTCTGAGTGTAGGATCTGTCTTGAGTTTTCTTACTAACTTGATTTTAAGTGGGTCAATATATCTAACTTCCTTAAGTCCTTCCTCTGGTTTTTTGATATCAATTACCTTGTGGTAATAGATTCTACCATCAATATACCAGTTCCTTAGAATTTCATGGCACTTCTTATCAAAGTCCATGACTTCTTTAATAGTTTTGAACTCTTCTCTAATGAGTTCTTTAAGCTTCGCAGATGCTGGAAGATTCTCCAAATCGATTTCGACAGGAGAATC